GTCAAGTTAACATTATTACACTCATTAAAAATTTGGGATTGAAAAATCCCCATAAACTTATTTTACGAGGAGGAATGCAATGAAAACTGTTGAGCCGATACGAGATAAGGACGACATTGAGCGGATGAAGGATTTTATGGAAAGTTGGAATCCGAGGAATTTTCTGCTCTTTGTCTTTGGGTTAAATTCAGGATTGCGAATCAGCGATTTGTTAAAATTAAAGGTTCGAGAGGTGTTAGATACACATGTAGTCATAATTGAGCAAAAGACTGGTAAACCGAAGCAATTTTATATTAATGATTATTTGAGGAAACAGATTGATAAATATATCAAAGCTAAAGGTTTAAAACCATATGACTATCTTTTTGAAAGCAACAAGAGAGATAAAGATGGGAAGAAACGTCCGATTGGTAGAGAACAGGCTTGGAAAATCCTTAATAAGTGCGCTAAAGCTTGTGGTCTAAAAAGGATTGGTACTCATTCGCTCAGAAAATCGTTTGGATATCATATGTATAAGAAAGACCAGAATGTGGCTCTACTGATGGAAATTTTCAACCATGCTTCACCAGACATTACTTTGCGATACATTGGTATTAACCAAGACGAAAAAGATAAAGCAATGGCTGGATTTAGCCTATAATTTTTTTAAAAAAAGTGATAAAAAGAAACATATTGGAAAAATGTTGCATTGTATTTTTGCAAAATAACTTTGAAGCCTTGCAGAATATGGCGATTGAGCCTATTTATCAAAAGGAAACAGAATATAAGATATGTTGCTTTTTTGAGGGTGATTTTTTGAATTAGTTGGAGGAAACCAAATGAGGAAATCCGAAGATTATTTTTGGGAATTTATGGAATCTTGTATAGTGGCCTATAAATTAGTATTTGGAAATCCGTTTAAAGACAGCAGACAACAACTGACTGCTGAAGACTTTCAAAAAATGAGTCACATAATTGCAAAGAATCTTGAAGAAACTGAAAAAGAGATAAAATTACATCAAGAATTTCGAAAAAGGTTTAATATCCAAACTCGCAGTTTTGATGATATTAAGACAGAGCATCTGTTACTTTCGAAAAAACAAAAATTGTAGGAGGGCTTGATGAATATTGAGCAAAGATTGAAAAAATTAAAGCATCATGAGATACTTGTACGCTCTAAGCAACGCGAGCGTAATGTAGTCGGTAGTATGATTTCAGGATTTAAGGGAGAGATGATTGAGAAAGCAAAAAAACGCTGCAAAGATATAGATCATGAGATTAGCCGATTACATGACGAACGTGAAACATTAGTTCAAGCCATCGATAAGCTAGACGATCCGGTGGAATCGATTGTTTTGAGACTTTACTATGTAGATGACAAACCGTGGAACGTAATCGCCTATGATATGAATTGCAGCATTCGAACCCTTCAAAATATCAAGCGGTCGGCAATCCGCTCTTTGAATAAAAAAATAAACCAAGTCGATTGACTTGGTTTTTAATGTCAGTTAATTTCTAATGCATGTTGAACGCTGTCAAAATTGGAATAATCAGCCAATTCCCATGCTGTACGGTAGATTGTATCATCGGTCAATGTGTCGATTTCTTGATCTAGCAAGATTTTAGCTAGCTGTTTGAAAATTGATTTATTATCTAGCAAGCCTTTGTAATAAGCATTCAAAGCGACGGCTAAGCCAGGCAATCCTATTTCTTGAGCATCGTCTAAATCAAAATGTTCAATAGCAGCAATAAGGGCATCTGTAGCATTAGCGAATGATTTGTTAAAAAGTGTAACTGTCATGGTGTTTTCCTCTTTCTGTTGGTTGTAGTGTTTGCTGATTAGTCCGTAAATGGTGCCTTGTCTGATTGGGGTTGGCAGCTCGCTGACAAGCTTAAAGGTGTTATCACTAAGCCAATCTTTAGGGACGATTTTGTAGTAATATTTGGTTTCGCCCCTGAAGGTTTCTGAATAGTAAGCTAAACAGAATCTTTCAGAGTCAAAATTTTTTAATGTTTCTTTGTTTGTAATCCAATCACTGATCAAGATACCTGTATTTTCAAACTGTTTAACTTTATTATAATTTGCCATGATATTTCCTCTTTCTGTTTCGATAAATCGAGTCGCCGTTGAGACGGCTCTGGTTTAATGTGCTTCAAGTGTTGCCAAGCCGTAAGCGAGGTCATACACGTTTTTGAATTGGTTGCAGAAGTGGAAGCTGTCAGCCCCTTGGATGGCGTAGCTTCCGCTGAAACCGTTTGAACCTGCTGAAGCTGTCAGAACATACTCACCGAACTCTTTGCTGACTTCTTTGCCTGCTTTGATTTCTTCGAGTAATTGACTAGCTTCAGCTATTTTTGAATTTACTAATTCCTCAAATACATCCATGTCATATTCCACATCATAGATGCTGATGCCTAGCTCTTTTTGAAGGAGCTTCGCTACTTGGTGGCAACTGATTGACAAATCTTTGATAGTGATATAGCCGTCTCTAGCGGAAATTTTTTGAGTTTTGAAGCCGTTGTTTTTCAAGACTTGTTTGATTTCTTTAGCTGTGTGTTTCATGATGTACCTTCTTTCTTTTTTGAGGTACGCTAAAAAAGCGTACTTGACTAGACCAAGCACGCATGATACAATAGTGGTATCTTGCTACTTGGTTCTACTTGGTAGTGAGTGGAGTGACTTGTAACAACTCGGATTGGCGTTTGACTTGTTACAGGTCTTTTTTTTATTTGTCTTTATTATATTCCACTTGGAAAGTATTGTCAATAGTTTTTTTTATTTTTTTTTCTAAAAGATTTAAACCATCAAAAATCGCTTGCCGTCTGGTGCTTTGATTAGCTTCAGCTAGTTCAGTCAGATAGTTGTAATCTTCAATTCTTAAGTCTAGTGTTATCTGTTTTCGTTCGGTTCGTCCTTTCGGTCTACCTCGTGGGCGTTTCGGTTCTTGCATTTTCCTGCTCCTTATGTTATACTTATGCCAAGGGTAGAGACTGGGAAGTTTCCCAATCTCTGAGGAATTAGAAGAAGTGTAGTGCTATTTCTATGAGTACGATGATAATATCTACAATCACGGCCATGATTGTGATTTTATCACTCATAGATAATGTGCTACGCTTTTTCTTCTTGGCACGTCTTGCCATTTCCTCACCCCCTTTCTACCCATGGCATCGTTCAGGGGGATTTTTTTGTAAGCTCCTGAACTAGCTTACGAGACTATTATATTCCACTTGGAAAATAATGTCAAGCATTTTTATAAAAAAATTTAAAAAAATTTTTCGAATCGCTCAGAAACCGCATAAAATCAATGTTTTAGCCCAATAATTTTTTTTGATAATATCAAACTTTTGCGCAAATTTACCAAATTTGCGCTTTTTTTGCGCTCTAATAGTAGAAAGATGAAATCAAATCCATTTTATAAAACGTACAAATGGCAACAGAAAAGGCTTGAAGCGCTAAAGAGAGATAAGTATAGATGTGTTTGGTGCTATCAAGCTGGCAAGCTGACAACAACTAGACTAGAAGTTGACCACATAGAAGAACTAGAAAAGAATCCAGATAAAGCGCTAGACCTAACAAACCTTCGAACCTTGTGTAAAGACTGTCATAATAAGCGCCACAATCGGTTCAAATCAAGTAAAAAGAAATGGAATGATGAGCAATTCGAATGGTAAATTGACATAGTTGTAAACGTTAACGCGAAACGTTCGGAAATTCCATACGCAAACACCCCCCCGGTCGAAAAAAAGTGGTGATTTTACCCAAGCTCCCAGACCGGCGGCCAGTTTTCTGACCAAAAATTGGGGTATGCGTGCGTAATTAGGGGAGGGGGTAAATAACAAAAAAAGGAGTTGACTAATGAAAATTGGCGAATTAAAAAATGAGCTTATGAGTCTCATAAATATGGATAGTCAAATTGAAGTTGAAAAGGTTGAGCGCTATCTGAATTTGGTCAAAATTTACAAAGAATTAGACAAGACTTTGAAAAAAGATGGCTACATGATTGTAGTGAAAAATGGAGCTCAAAGTTTTCTAAAAGCAAACTCTGCTATTGGGGAAAAAGTCAAGATTAATCAGGCTTTGATAAAGCTCGGTGAGTTTTTTGACAAGAAGCAAGAGGAACGAGATGCGGCCTCAAAAAATACAAATTTTGCTGATCCGAATGAGTTCTTGTAGGCGGTGATGGCATGTGATTAAGTATGTGCAAGATTACATAGATGAATATGAGTCAGGGACGATTTTATTCAACCAAGAACGTGTCGATTTAGTTGCTTATATTTATCGTGAAATCGTTCCGAGGTTAGACAAAAAAGAGGTCTATTTTGATGAAAAAATGATAGAAAATTGTATCAAATTCATCGAAAAATGGTTCTTTAAGCTCGAAAATTTTCAAAAATTTATCATTTCTTTTGTATTTTTAAGGTACTCAGCCAATGATAGGAATGTTTATAAAACTATCTTGATTATGATGGGGCGCGGAGGTGGTAAGAATGGTCTGGTTTCTGGGATTATTGCTTTTCTGCTCAGCCCTTTTCATGGGATTAAAAATTATAATGTTTCTCTGGTTGCGAACTCGGAAGACCAGGCGAAGACGAGTTTCGAAGAGATTTACAATACTATTGAGTCAAATCCTAAGTTAAAAGAAATTTATTACAATACAAAGTCTGAAATCAAGTCTCTTCATACCAATAGTGTCATGCGGTTTCGTACTTCGAATGGTAACACCAAGGATGGGTTGCGTGATGGTATGGTGGTGTTTGATGAGATTCATCAGTATGAGTCCAATAAGGATGTTCGTGTCCACAAGTCTGGTCTTGGTAAGGTTAAAAATTCTCGTGAGTTCTATATTGGTACAGATGGGTATGTTCGTGAGGGGTTCATCGATAGTATGAAGGAGAAGGCTAGGAAGGTTCTGAGTGGTGAGGCTCGCTGGAACTCGATGTTTGTCTTTATTTGTAAGATTGATGAAGAGAAGGAGGTGGATGATAAGGAGAAGTGGCAAAAGGCTAATCCTATGTTCCATCGTCCGATGAGCGAGTATGCTGAAGAGTTGTTTGATGTGGTCTGTGAGCAGTATGATGAGATGATTGAGGATCCGTCAAACCGTGAGGAGTTCATGACGAAGAGGATGGATTTTCCTGTCATGGATACTGAGCGTAGTGTGGCGACTCATGAGGAACTGGTGGCGACTAAGCGTGATTTCCCTGATTTGAGGGATGAGATTTGCATCGGTGGCTTGGACTATGCTGCGGTTCGTGACTTTGCTGCAGTCGGGTTGTTGTTCAAGGTCGGTGATGACTATGTGTGGTTGTGTCATTCGTTTGTGCGGAAGGAGTTCGTTGATACTTACTATGGGTATTCTCGTCCGAAAGATTCTGTTAATGGGAAGCGTCAATTTGCTCCGATTAAGAAATGGGAGGATGAGGGCTTGTTGACAGTTATTGATGAGCCGACTATTAATCCTAGGTATGTGGTTGATTGGTTCGTGCGGATGAGGGATGAATATGGCTATGACTTGCAACGGATTGTGGCTGATAACTATAAAATGGATCTTCTGAAGCCTTTCTTTGAGAAAGAGGGGTTTGAGGTTCAGTTTAAGGGGGAATTTGAGGCTCCAGCTGGTTATCAGGTCGAAGTTTTACGGAATCCGAAGGCTAGTGATAGTTTGGTTGCTCCTAAAATTGAGACTGCTTTTGCGCGGCATAATGTTATCTTTGGTAAGAATGACATGATGCGGTGGTATACGAATAATGTGCTTAGGAAGTTAAAGCCTGATGGCAATGTTGTCTATGATAAGAAGGAGGATACGAGGCGTAAGACGGATGGTTTTAAGGCGTTTCAGTATGCCATGTGGCGTTCAGGCCAGCTGGATATTGAAGTTGATTTGGAATTTTATAACGATGTAATGGAGTGGTATTGAGATGATAAAAAAAGATGAAAAATTTTGTGGTCGACCTATTCACAAAATACATGTTTCGGAAGGGAGTTCTGGAAAATCTATTGAACTTATGGTTGATTTCAAAGGTCAGAATTTGCAGGATATTGTTGAACTTATGCATGAGAGTTATTTGGGTTTTAAGTATGAAGAGGATTTTTATGATTGTGTTGGCTTTTATAAGAATCCAGAAAGCGATTTTGTTTTGTTTTATTTTGCTTAATAGAAAGCGAGGAATGTTATGAATAAACGCATGAAGAAGAAATACAAGCCTATCAAAGAGTTATGGGATTGTTTGGAATGGTTCGGCTTTAGGTTGAATAGGCATAGTACTAGGTTGGACGGCATTGATAATCGTCTGGATAATCTGGAAGGTATTCATTCAGTCAATGTTCAGGCCATCAACCAGAAGTTTGAAGATTATGATAAGCAAATTAAAATTCTGGAACGTGAAATCAAGCGTCTTAAAAAGCCATTTTGGAAACGTTGAGGAGGTGATTACTCATCTTGACTGGTAGGAAAGACTACTTATAACCGTGTCAATGGGGGCACGGTTATTTTTTTTTGCTTTTTTTAAAGTTTTGCGCATTTTTACCATTTTTGCACTTTTTGTTTGAGAAGATATAGGCGTTTAAGGGTACCAGGAAGAGATATTTGTTATTTTTGCGTCAATATTTTTTTTGATGAACACTGTCTTTTTTAATCGAACCTGGTATCAATTCTGTTAGGGCTTAGCCTAGATAATCCGTGGCGACACGGGAAAGCTTTGATTCGGTTGTATCAATCTTAGCGCCAGCAATGGTCATTCTAAGCAATCCAATCCTTATGGTATCAGTTTGGTATCAGTGTATGAAGTCAAAGCGTTTTGCCAGAGCCAATCGGTGAGGTGCTACGTCGGTAGTGCGTGAGACGAATGCATAGGAGGAAGGAGCTACTTTAGTTCGAGGGTCGCGCCGAGAGCGGGTGGTATGTCAATGGTTTGTGGGTTGACTACCCATGGGGTGTTGATGAGTCTGAGTGCTGCTAACACGAGGATAAAGGTAGGCGTTGCGCATTTTGTTCTCCAAAAGGGGATGAAACGCATGGCAATGCACGTCTACGATACGACTAGGGAAATATGTATGTGTTATATGATTCAACAAAAACATTATTTAAAAGCGAAAGTCATTGCCCGTCACAAATGGAAAGTGTACTTCGGTAGCTAGGCTACCCGCTCAAATCTCGCAAGGATGAGAGTGAAGTCGAAGAGTAAAGCAGCTTAGTCCTTTAGCGGGGGTTTCGTTAATTGAAAAACGGCTTAGTAGTTTGTGACGTAAGGGGTGGTTGGTCTAACCAACCGTGCATGATTGGTACTGGGAGGGATTCCAGTGGATAAGCAATTAAACAATAAGGTTGCGAAAGTCAATCGTTTAGACGTGTAATCTCAGCGTTTTTTTGGGGAACATAGCTCAGTTGGTAGAGCAACGGATTGAAGCTCCGTGTGTCGCAGGTTCGAGTCCTGCTGTTCCCGTTTTTAGGTCTTTGGTGTAGTGGTAACATGGCAAGTTCCAACCTTGTTGTCGTGGGTTCGATTCCTACAAGGTCTGTAAATTTGTGGTGCTGAGAGGAGCATTGTGAGACTTTCTAAGTCTTTTTAATGACTAGTATTGCACGAAAGTTCGCTAGAACGGAGGTATCTGTGGGACTATTAGATGTTTTTACATTCAAAAAATCCGCATCTTTTGATGAGTCTTTAGGTGACGATGGAGAGATAAAGGAAATTAGTCAGAATATCGCATTGAAATCTGCGGCTCTTTCAAAAGTCGCTAACTATGTTGGCAGGAGTCTTTCTAAAGCGAAGTTTGTACTGAAAGGTGTAGATGCAAGTAATTATTCTGATTGGCTTTATTTGTTGAATGTCTGCCCTAATCCAAATCAGTCTGCTTCAGAATTTCTTTCTGAGATTGGAAAAAAATTAATCAAGGATGGCGAGGTATTACTGGTAGTTGTCGATGGGAAACTTTATGTTGCTGAATCATATTCGACTGAAGAAACCAGTTTGAAAGGAAATCGTTATCGTGTTAGTACGATCCAAGGGATGACGGTTGATGATGTTTTTGAACACGATAAGGTTATTTTTATCGAGAATGAAAATGATTCTTTAGCTACTTTTACCGAACAATTATGGACAGACTACGGCGAATTGCTTGGTCGGTTGATTAATCGTCAGAAGACTGCTAATCAGATTCGCTTTACTCTAGGTCTTCCAAAAGATAAGGTCAGAGAAAAAGCCCAGGAGCTTGCTGACGGTAAGGGAAAACAAAATGTGCAGGAAAAATTCTTCCAACGTGTTGTTGAGAGGATTAAAAAAGATTCTGTAGTTGCGATTCCTTTAAATAAAGATGGTGCGTATAACGAGTATTCGAATCGCTATTCCTCTAAAGCTTCTTTTGTTGATGATATCAAACAGGTTAAGAACCAGTACATTGATGATGTTTGTGAAATGGTAGGCATCCCGCCTGCTCTAATTCACGGAGAATTGGCTGATAATCAGAAAAATCATGAACAGATGATAGAGGTGGTTATTGAACCAATCATTAGAAAGCTGATTGATGGATTGCAGGTTGCTATATTCTCCGAGGGGCAATACGCCGAGGGAAACTATATCAAGGCTACTGGTCTTCTTCGTCGTGATTTGTTTGATATTGCTGCAAGTGGGGATAAATTAATCGCCGCTGGTTTAGCTATGGCAGATGAGATTCGGGAGGAAATTGGTCTAAGTCCGCTCCCTAACGGGCTTGGGCAACGTCTCTATATAACGAAGAATTATCTGGAACTTAGGGAGGAAGGAGGTACTAAGGATGACGATAGTGCAAATCAAGGGGCCAATCATTCCGAACAATCATAAGGATTTTTATGATGAATGGGGTATGGAATCAACTGCACCTAAAGATATAGTTTTGCCGGACAATGGCGAAGATATTGAGATTCATATTAATTCTGGTGGTGGGTCTGTGTTTGCTGGTAGTGAGATTTTCACTGCTTTGAAATCTTATTCGGGGAAAAAGGTTGTCAAGATTGTGGGGCTTGCTGCTAGTGCGGCTTCTGTTATTGCGATGGCTGGTGATGTGATTGAGATGAGCCCTACTGCTCAGATGATGATTCACAATGTTTCTTCTTTTGCAAGTGGAGATCATACCGCATTGCGTAAAGAGGCTGATGTCATTGAAGCGATGAATCAATCCATCGCAAATGCATATATTATCAAATCTGGTAAATCTATGGATGAACTTCTGGATTTAATGGGTGATACTACTTGGTTCACTGCTCAGAAGGCTGTCAGTTTTGGTTTGGCTGATTCGGTGATGTTTCAGGATGAATTACCTGAATTAGTAGCTTCAGAATCAACATATATTCCAGAAGGTGTTGTAAATAGTTTTTATTCGATGAAGAAACTATGCGAGTCGCAAGACAAGCTTATCAATACTGTATTGGAACGTCTGGATAAGGTTGAGGCAGAAAATAAGGAGCGTAAGGAACAGCCTGTGGCTCATGCTGAAATCGTAGTTGATGCTAATCAGATTGAAGATGCTGTTAAGAAAGTCATTGGGGCAGTAAAAGAAAATGAGGCGGTTTCGCCTTTTGCAAAATTTGTTTTATAGGAGTAAAAAATATGGTTATTGATTTAAAGGCAGTACCTAAGTATCGTGCTGCGGTTGGGAAATTAAGCGCTGAAATTTCTAATGGTGCAAGTCAGGAACGCCAAGAGGAACTTTTTAATGAGGCGTTCAATATTTTAGGTACTGAAATTAATGAAATGGCATCTGATAAGTTGGAAAAATTATTTAATTTCCGAGATGCCAATCGTACACTTTCAACGGCTGAGCTTAACTTTTTCAATGAGGTTGTGAACCCAGAGGACCCAGCAGGTGTGAAGACTGAAAAGCTCATTCCAGAAGAGATGATGATTCAAGTTTTTGATGAATTGAAAGAAGAACATGAACTTCTTTCTGTGATTAATTTCAAGACAACTGGTATCAATGCTAAAGCGTTGATTTCTGAAACAGATGGTGTTGCGGTTTGGGGAGAAATCTATAGCGAAATCAAAGGTCAGCTGAAACAAAAATTTGATGAAGTTGACTTTGGCATGAACAAATTAACGGCATTTGTTGTTCTTCCTAAAGATGCACTCAAATTCAGCTATAGCTGGTTGAAGCAATTTGTTATCGAACAAATTAAAGAGGCGATGGCTGTAGCATTGGAGTTAGCGATTGTCAAGGGTGATGGTTTTAAGCAACCTGTTGGTCTTATTAAGAAAATCGGTAAAGGTGATGAGGTTGTAAGAGATAAAGTCATTACTTATCCGACAGATAAGGATGCAATCGCTGATCTTTCTACAATCAACCCGGAAAATGCTCCTAAAATCTTGGCACCAGTCATGAAGTACTTATCAAAAAATGATAAGGATCGTCGCAAAAAAATTCGTGGGAAAGTTCGTATCTTGGTCAGCCCAGACGACCATTGGGATTTAGAGGCACGCTTCACGAAGTTGACAGATGGTGGTGCTTATGTAACAACAGTGCCTTACGGTATTAAATTTATCGAAACATTGGCATTAGAAAACGGTAAGGCGATTGCATTTGTGACAGACCGATATGATGCATTGATGGCCACCAATGGTTCACTTACTATTGAGGAGTTTGACCAGACTTTTGCTCTTGAAGATTGGATGCTTTACACAGCCAAAGGTTACTATTACGGAAAAGCTAAAGACAATCATGCATCTGCTGTGTTGACAGTCACAGGGGGGTAATTCCTGATGAAATCAGTAAAAATCAGGGTTATTAAGCCTTTTGGGGATTGGGAAGCTAACACAATTCGTCAGGTGGGGGATGTGTTTGAGGTGTCAAAGGAGCGGTTTGCTTCTTTGTCATCTCGGGTTCCTCCGGATTTTTATGAGGTGGTTAAGTCTTCAAAAACGAAGGATAAGGAGGAGTAGCGATGAAAAAAGCTGCTGAATATGCTGCTAGTAAACTTGAAAACTTTAAAGAGAGGATGCGAATCACTCATGAGAGCGAAGATGACAAGCTTATTAGAATGCTGACTTCCAGCGCTTTGGCTATTGCTACTTTGGTTGGAGCTAGTAGTTTTGACGATACGATAGAAGAACTAGTTTTGGAAAGGGCTATGTACCTATATCATGATTCGTTAGATGAATTTCAAAAGAATTATAGTGATGAAATTGAAATTCTATATCTTCGTAACATGATAATTGCAAATGAGGGAAGTGACGATGCTACGGAGTAGAAAATTTAAGCGTGAGACTACCCATAACGGCACGCTTAGAACCTTAGTTACGTTTAAACGGATGAAGGTTTCTGATGACTTCTATGAATCTAACGCAGAGACTGGAGAGAGTTTTTCTGCGTGGGGAGAAGTTCATGATGTCACTTTTCAAGATTTAGAGAGCTTGAAGGGGCGATTTTCTAAAAACGCCCTTGCTCTTGAATCTATCAAGTCTAAGGCAATAAAAGCTTATGCGACAGTTAAAATTAGAGACCCGTTGGAGGATTTCCAGCCTAAAAATTCGGACAAAGTCGTTATTCACGATGAACGTTTTAGCGGCAAGGAATGGGACGTTATCGACGTCCAACCAGACCTCTACAATCGTATGTATCTGGTGATATTTTTGGTTGGTAGTTGATTATGAGTGATTATCAAGTTACTGGTATGGAGCAGATTCTTCATGCGCTTGAGTCTCGTTTTGGCGAGGCGAATATGAGGCGTGTGACGAGTAAGGCGTTGCGTACGATTGCCAAGGATCATGTAGCTCCAGAAGTTGAGGTTATGGCTAGGTCTTTTGTTGATAAAGGAAATACTGTTCGCCAGATTGTCGTTGGGAATGTGTCTTTTGCGGATTACAATATCCCGAAAATTAAGGTTGGTTGGAAGCGTTCGGACCCTGGGGATAGTCCTCGGTGGAATATTGAACACTTGAATGAGATGGGATTTACCAGGAATGGGAAATTCTATCGTCCTAGAGGGTTTGGTAAGTTGCAAGGGGTCATCGATGAATTTGGGGAGCAATTTCCTAGGTTAGCTAGAGAGGAGTTAAAGGAGTTGATTGAATGAGCGATATGATGAGGCGTATTGCTGATTTGTTGAAACAACAGCCTGAATTGGTTGGTGTTGCTGTCAAACCATACTATCGTCCAGAATCTCTAGATGCATCCAAACCAAGTCTAGCCATTGTTCCAATGGCGCCTCCCAAACAATCTAGTTTTGGGAGTGATAGAGCTCTTCAGAAAGAGTTGACCTATCAGATGAATATTGAGGCGAGTAGCAAATCAAAGGTAACGGAGATAGCTTTAGCTGTCGAAAGGGTCTTAAATGAACTAGGGTTTGTTCAGTTAAATGGTGGTCTTGATGAGTATTTTATCGAGACAAAAAGGTATGTTGATGCAAGGCGTTATCGAGGACGATCGTCCTTGTACGATGTTGATTATTAGAAGGAGAAGAAGTATATGACAATGATTGGTTTTGAATCAATTGAGATTCGGGTACTAGATGAAGGGGAACCTGTCAAAGATGCGAATGTTTTTGTACTAGATGGTACCCAAGATAAAGGTGCGACGAAGAAGGCTGATATTACTGGATTGACCAGTGAGATTATCAAAACATTTGGTTCTAACTCGGTGTATCACACTAATGCAAAGGGTGTAGGAGATATTTCTGTGGGCCTTGAATTGGTAGATATTCCATTCAAGGTGCAGAATGAGATTCTTGGTCGTAAAAAGGTTGATGGTCTGACATCAATTGGTGTGGATACAGAGGCGCCACTATGCTCGTTGGTAATTTGGTCACATGATGGAAAGGGACAAAAAATTGGCATCGGTTTCTACAAAGGTCGTTTCTCTATGGAGGCTATTGGTGTGGAAACCAAGGAAAAAGATAATAAAGAGTTGCCTACAGAGAAGTTGACCTTCGTGCCTATGGCTAGTGATGATAGCAAAACAAAAGGGACCTATGTGTCATTCGCTACAACTGACGAGGAAGTTACTAAGCTACGTCAAAACCTTAAAATCGCTGCTTAATTTCAGGGGGCGGGGAATCCCCGTCTCCTATTTTTATTGAAAGGAAAACGATATGGCAAAACTTGAATTAACATTACATGGTGAGAACGGCTATGAAAAAGTGATTAGGGAGAACCATGTTTCTGGCCAGAAGTTGCTGGATTATCTGAAAATGCTTGAAGAATTTGAGAAGAAATCTGGCAAGATGACTGCTTATGATTTTATCACTAGGAAAGTGGAATTTTTAGCTAGTTTGTTCACTACAGAAGTGGTTAGTCCTGAGGATATTCTGAAAGGTGTTCCGTCTTGGGATTTGGTTCGGACTGTTGATGATTTGCTGGATAAGGCGATGGGAGCAAAGGGTGATGACCCAAAGCTAGAAAGCTCTCTCTCAAAGAAACTAGAGACAGATACCTAACGTTTGTTAGAGACTTGGTAGCTAGTCAGTCGGGCTTTTCTCTAAGCGATGTTTTGGAGGCTGATTTTGAAACTATTTTGTCTATTTTATCAGCCAAGACGGAAGAAAAAGAAGAAGTCATGAGCATGGAAATGTTTATGAATCAATGTTCGATCAATTAGGAGGATAGAATGGCGGGTAATGGTACTCCATTAGGACAAATGGTCATTGAGCTGAACTTGGATGCAACCAAAGTTGGTGATTCGATGTCTCGTGTGAAGAATCAGCTCAAGAATTTTGAAAAGCAAGTGAGGGCTCAGAAGGGGCTTTCTGATTATTACAAAACGGGTAGTGATGCTGCTAAGGCTTTTTCTAAACAAAAAGAAGTTCTGAATAAAGCTATTCAAACTCAGTCACAAGTTTTGTCCAAACTAAATTCTGAATACGAAAAAGAAGTGGAAGCTAATGGCAAGATGTCTAAGAAAGCGCAAAGGTTGGCTGGGGACATCGAGAGTGCCAACACTAAGATGGCTGATTATCATAAGCAGTTAAAAGAGGTCTATTCTACTGAAGCTCGATATGAACAAGAACGGTTGGATGCTATTGATAAGAGGCGTTTAGCTATTGAACAGCAACAACAAGCTGAGGTTGCAGCTGCTGAAAAATTGAGAAAAGAGATGGAGCAGCAAGAAAAAGCTCGTAGAGATAATTTCGTGAATACAAGGGAAGATTATCTCAAGCAAGCTGAGTTGCAAGGGAAAATTGCGGAGATTTTCAAAAAAGGTTCAGAAGCGAGCGAGGCTTATTCAAATCAGAGTAAGGCTTTGAACGATGCAATCAAAACGCATTCTCAATATCTTGTTCAGCTTGAGTCTGATTATAATGCAGAAACGAAAGCAAAGGGAGATTCGACAGAAAAAGCCAAGGCTCTTCATCGTGAATTACAGATTGGTAAGGCTCAACTACAGTTATACAAGGAAGGGCTAAAAGAGGTTGGGAAGCAATCTTTTCTTGCTAGTTCGAAGTTGAATTTGTTTAGTGATAAGCTGATGAACTTTAGTGAGAAGGCTAAGGTGTTTGAGAGTGGGTTGAATGGTATTTCTCAGCGGACACAAGCGCTTTCACTGGCTATTTTTGGGGGTATGACACTCTCTGCCAAGGCAGCTATGGATTTTGAATCTGCATTTGCTGGTGTGAAGAAGACGGTTGATGAGACTCAGGATTGGTCTTATGAGAGGTTGTCCAATGAGATTCGGATGATGAGTCAGGAGCTCCCTGCTTCGGCTGTTGAGATTTCGAAGGTTGCGGAGGCTGCTGGTCAGTTAGGGATTAAGACTGAGGATATTATTGGTTTTACTCGTGTCATGATCGATATGGGTGAGTCTACGAATATGTCTGCGGAAGAGGCTTCGGTTGCGCTTGCGAAATTTAAAAATATCACTGGTATGCCGACGGAGGATTTCAAGAAGCTGGGGAATGTGATTGTTCAGCTGGGTAACAATATGGCTACGACTGAGCAGGATATTGTTGATATGGGTCTTCGTTTGGCTTCTTCTGGTAAGTTGGCTGGTTTGACTGAGGCGCAGATTATGGCGTTGGCGGCTACTTTGTCTTCTGTTGGTATGGAGGCTGAGGCTGGTGGTTCTGCTATGAGTCGTGTGATGCAGAAAATGAATACGGCTGTTGCTGAGGGCGAGGATGCTTTGGGGCAATTTGCTGCTGTTGCTGGAATGTCTGCGGAGGAGTTTGCTGCTAAGTGGAAGGCTGAACCTCAAAATGCGATTGTTGATTTCTTAAATGGTCTTCGTCGCATCAAAGAAGAAGGTGGAGATGTTACGCAAACCTTGAAGAATATGAAGATTAGCAATATCCGTGATATTGATAGTTTGCAACGTCTTGCCGGTGCTGGGGAACTGCTCGCTAAAACTCTTGGTATGGCAAATAAAGAGTGGGCAAGCGGGAACGCTTTACAAACGGAGGCACAGAAACGTTACGAGACAACCGAGAGTAAATTGAAGATGGCTCGTAATAAGTTGAACGATATTGCCATTACCTTGGGTGGTCCTTTGTTGGATGCGTTTCTGGATGTTTTAGATGCTTCTGAACCTTTGATTGATGATGTTGCAAGCTTGGCAAAAGGATTCGCTGAACTGGATAAGGGAACTCAGCGTAATATCATCAACATGGCTTTGATGGTTGGCGCAATTTCGCCGGTTTCTAAGGTTTTGGGTTCGACTATTGGGACTGTTGCTGATTTAACTGGTGGTATTGGTAAGTTAGGGAAGTGGATTTCGAATCTGCGTGCTGAGAAGGCTGGTGTGAATGCTATCAAGGAGTTAGGGGAACATTCTGCAACTGCTGCTGGTAGTGTCGGGTTATTAGGGAATCCGATTACTTGGGGTGCGATTGTTACTGGTGTTGCTTTGGCTGGTGTGAGTATTTTAGCTACTGAACTTGGGAATGCTTATCAGCGTACCAAAGAGTGGGGTACTGAGGTTGATAAGGTTCAGGCGGAGCAGTTATCTGAGTTCAAGGATAAGGTTGATGAGTCTACGAGGGCTGTTAGTCTTTTTGGTGAAAATGGTAAGAAGGATGTTGAGAGTGTCAAGCAGGCCTTTCAGGATTTGGTTGATGAAATCAATGGTTTGACGGATGAAAAGTTAGCTAAAGACCTTGAAATCGCTGAGAAACTTGGGCTGAGTGATGAGGTTGTTGCCTCGTTGAAAAAGAATGCAGAAGATACAAAAGTTTACACGCAACGGTTGAGCGATGAAGTGCTGGCTATCTATCAGCGTCATAAAGAGAATCATACTCAGCTAACAGAAGAGGAGAAGCAACTTGTTCTGGAGAAGCAAACTGAGTTGATTAATAAGCAGTTGGAGTTGATGGAATTTTCGAGTGAGGAGCGACTTGCTATCCAAAAAGCTATGAATGGGCAATTGGAGGACTTAAATAAAACTCAGATTCAACAAGTAGTTAACACCACTAAAAAATGGATGGATGATGAGAAGGCCGCTTATGAGGAACATCGCGACAACTTAATTAATCTTCGAAATAAAATCAAGGGTGATTCGGAAGAAGAGGTGGCGGCTCGTGAGGAAATCAATCGGCAATTAGAAGTGATGGAGGCAGACCATTTCGCCACCTTGGAGGCTTATAGGAGTAAGTACCTTGTTTCTTTGAAGGCTCTGTACGATAGGGAAAAAGAGTCGATGAAAGGAAATGAGAGTGGTCTTGCTGCACTTGAACAAAGTTATCGAACGCTTCTGGATGCGATGGGAATCTCTTGGGAAGACTTTGTAAATACTTCAACTGCTAGTACTGCCAAAGTAGTGGGAGATTACCAGTATCTCGGGCAGACCATTGAGGGGATGAGTCAAGAGGCGATTGATGCGAACTCTCGTTGGAGAGGGCTCGTTTGGGATGAGAAGCAAGCAAAATTGAAATCCAATGTTGAGGAAGAGTTGGTCAAGGCGACTCAATCTGAAGCTGGGTGGAATAATCTGCAATTCATCTTGAAGCATGCCACTATCAATAGCAATGCTCGAGAGATGATTTTGGAAGCTGTTGAGAAGACTGGCATATGGAATGCTTTAACTGTCAATGAGAAGGATTTAATCATCAACGGGAATCAGGCGATGATTGAGATTGCGACGAGTCAGGATTTGCTCAATCAGTGGAATGCTTTGACTCCAGCTCAGAAGCAGTTGTTGGCTGAGAACTTAACGGCGAATCCTGTCATTGATGCTCAGTGGGCCATTAATAATGTAAAACAAGATAAGCCGGTTGAAATTAAAGCCAGTGACCTGACTGGTGGTATTGTGAAGCAAGCTACACAAAGTATCAACTCTGTTCCAAATAGAGAGTTAACAATTAAGGCTTGGGATAATGCTTCTGGGACTGCATCATACGTACGTGACCAGATTAATTCCATTCCTAATTATAAGGAAGTTGTCTTAAGAGTTATTCAGAGGGGTGAAGTGCATAATCCTTTGAATGGTTATGCCGCGAACTTTACGGGTACTAACTTCCACCCTGGTGGTTTGGCTTTGGTCAATGACCAAATAGGACCTATGTATAAGGAATTAATCACGCTTCCTAGTGGCGAGAGCTTTATTCCGAATGGTCGTAATGTTCTTTTGGACCTGCCTAGAGGTTCGAAGGTTTTGAAGGCTAGTAGTACAGAGCGATTGATGGGACGTATGGGGATTCCCAACTATGCGGAGGGTATTGGTTTTCCAGAAGATGCTAGTTTATTTAAAGGATTGGAGCATTTTAATGCTTCGAATAATTCTGGTACAACCATCCATATTGATAATAGCAATGTTGTTGGTGTGCTTAGAGAAATTTTAACGTTCCTGACTATGGCTGATTTTACGATTAAACCTGCTGATGTTTATTTGGATAAGGCAAAGGTTGGTCAAATGGTTATGGAATTTCAGGATGATAGGAATTGGATTGAAAGTGCGATGAGAGGAGTAAGGCGATGAGTATCGTAACAATGACATTTAATGAGCATGATTTTTCGGATTTGATTGTTATCCACGATATTCGTCGTGATATTGGAAATGAAACTTCATTGACTTTAACGGATGGACCAAAGATTGGGGCAATTGTTACTGATAAAACAATTAATCCAAAATATATTGAAGTGGATTTCTCTATATGGGCAGAGGATAGAAATACCTTGAAGCGTAAACTTGCAAAGTATTTTGAAACGGATTCAGAAGCGAAGTTATTGTTTTCTGATGAGCCAAATGTTTACTACTTGGCAAGAAAGACAGGGAAAATTCCCACTAGAGAGGGAAGGGGATATTGGTCAACTGGGACGGTGACATTTTTGATTCCTGATGGGGTCGCTCATTCGACAACGTATCGGCGATTTGATAATCCCACTGTAAAATCAGATCGTTTGGCATTCCGTTTAAAAAATGATGGAACTACGGATGCCTTTCCGATTATTACTGTAAAACACAATTCTGAGAATGGTTATCTTGCTGCAGTAAATGCTAAGGGTGCTACAGCTATTGGAAATAGAGAGGAAGCTGACACTGTATCTGTTAAGCAGTCTGAGATGCTACTGGACTTTAGAGATTCAAAAATTGGCAATGCTTTAACTTCTGGCACTCCTAACATCGGAATCATGAATGACCAAAATGCAAATCCTGTATTCAGTGGCAGTATTCGGAAGGTTAATGTTTGGGGGCGCGACCATCTTGAATTAAACGGTCGTGGTTTTAGTTCTCTTACCTTGGATATTCCAAACGATAGTGCTGGTGGGGTTGGTTCTATCAATGATTACTTGTGGTGGAGGCAAATTTTTTGGCTTGGTGCTACAAATCAGTACGGAGCTATGAAAATTACGGTATCGGATACCAACGGTCAATTTTTATACGGTGTAGAAACATTTAAGAGAAGCAATGGGCTTGATTGTGAATATAATTTTATGGCTACCGATGGAAAAGGTGGCTACAACATGATTAAGCAATGGCGTTTTACAGGTACACATTGGGATTATCACAATCCTTTCAATGAACCTCGTGGCTGGTCTGATTTAAAGAGAAATGATGATAGGGTAATGGTCTATTGGTTTGGCACCTATAATGAGTTCTACATTCCTGAGATTAAAGGGAAAAAGTCTAAGAAAATCCATATTGCTTTCTCATCAATTGGGAACCATCCGATTGTATCACACATGTATCTGGATAGTTTCTACTACCGCAAGGATCATGTTAGCGTCGCTAAAGATATTCCAAATCGTTATCCAATTGGTTCTACGGTCGTTATTGATTGTGAGGATGACACTATAACCGTTGATGGCATGGATCGTTTTGGAGACCGTATTCAAGGTTCTTCGTGGTTGAAAATTCCGCCTGGAGAGAGTGAGTTAGAGATTTATTGTTCTAGCTGGATTAGAAATAAACCTACCGTGTCTATTCAATTTGAAGAGAGGTATCTATAATGCTTTTAACGATTCATGACATGAATTTACGCCAAGTCGCTTCAATTGATAACGATAAACAGGATGCCCTAAATTATATAAACGACAAGTGGACCAGGTATCTGGAAACGGGGTCATCCACTTTTGAATTTACGGTATTTAAACGTTCTCTGAAGAAAGATGCTGGATCGAAGCATGCTTATCATTACCTTAACAATAAGGCTTTTGTCTCGTTTGAATACGAGGGAGAGGTTCAATTATTTAAAGTTCGAAAAATTGTAGAAAACGAGAAAACAATCACTTGTTCTTGTGTCAATCTTAACCTGGAGCTAATTAACGAATACGCCAATCCTTTCAAATCGGAGCAACCAAAAACGTTTAAAGAGTATTGCGAGGCAATGGATTTACTGAATTTCACTTTGTTGACTATTGGTGTGAACGAGATTTCAGATAAACGAATTAAAGCTGAGTGGACAGGTCAAGATACAAAATTGGCACGTTTATTGAGTTTGGCAAATAAATTTGGTGCAGAACTTGAATTTAAAACTTACCTTAATGATGATTCTTCTATCAAGTCGTTTGTGGTAAATATCTATCATGAAAATGATGATACGCATCATGGTATTGGGCGTATCCATGCCAAACCATTGCGTTATGGAAAAGATTTTAAGAGTTTGATTCGAACGGTAGATAATACAAACATTTACAATGCCGTACGACCAACTGGAAAAGCTGAGAATGGCGATATTGTTACTATCGGTGGCATGGAGGCTTGGTCTGTAAATAACGAACATGGAGAGAGGGAGTTTTATCAACAAGGGGAACTTCTTTACGCTCCGTTATCTATGCAAATGTTTCCTTCTGCATTCACAAGCGGTACCATGGCTGACCAATGGATTCGAAAGGATATTACTGTTGATAGTGCCGATAAGAAAGTTATTCGAGCTACAGCTTATCGTGAACTGAAAAAACATGCTTATCCAGACGTGTCTTATGAGGTAGAGGGCTTTATTGATCGAGGGATTGGCGATACGGTCTTTGTATATGATGATGGATTTGCACCGACGCTTTTACTTCGAATGCGAGTGGTTGAGCAAGAGATTAGTTTTACTAATCCATCTAGCAATAGGACGAGGTTTGCTAATTTCAAGACGTTAGACAATCTGTTGCCTGATGATCTCCAAAAACGAATTGATGAATTATTTGAAGCGTCACAGCCATATCTTATCAAACTGGCTACTGATAATGGTGTTATTTTCAAGAATGGAACTGGTCAATCCATTGTGACGCCTACTCTTTACAAGGGCGGTAGACCAATAACTGCCAACGTGACTTGGCGCTGGTCTTTGGATGGTGCTGTTAAAACGGGGATGACCTACACTGTCCGTGGTGCAGATGTTACGGATACATCTACTTTGACGGTGGCAGCATACATAGGTAACGATGAGGTAGCTGTTGATGAGCTGACGTTTGTAAACGTATTGGATGGTCGAGATGGTGCAAAAGGCGAAAAAGGAGACCCTGGGCAAAGAGGAGCCGATGGACTTCCAGGTCGTGACGGAGTAGGTATTCGTTCAACTACCGTCACTTATGCTAGTTCAACCACTGGTGCCACTGCACCGACGACTGGTTGGACTGCGGCAGTTCCGACCGTTGCTCCTGGAAATTATCTTTGGACTAAGACGGTATGGACTTATACAGACGGCAACACGGAGACTGGCTACAATGTCTCTCGTATTGGTCGTGATGGTAATACTGGTCGAGATGGTATCGCAGGTAAGGACGGAGTAGGTATTCGTTCAACGACGATTACTTACGGAAAATCGACATCTGGCACAATTCAGCCAACGTCATGGACATCTCAGGTACCAAGCGTCCCCAATGGTCAATTTCTGTGGACAAAAACAGTTTGGGCATATACTGATAATACTAGCGAGACTGGTTACTCAGTGGCTAAGATGGGGGAGACAGGTGCGCAAGGTATCCAAGGGTTATCGTATCATCTATTCACAACAAACTATCAATACAATCAAACAAGCATATCTCAGTACAGTACGCCTGGTTATACAGGAACATGGGTAGTGAATGAGGATACTGGGTTAGTAAAAATTGGCGATACAGTCTCTATGTCTGTTTATCACACAAAAAAATTGGGCTTAGTATATATATTGGCAACTGTTAAAGCTATTGCCAGCGATAGAAGTTTGATTACTGTTTCTAAAGGTTTGATTGATAAAGGTGAGCAAGGTATCCCAGGAGAGAAAGGTGCTGATGGTCGTACTCAATATACCCATATTGCATACGCAGATAACGCAACTGGTGGCGGTTTTAGTCAGACAGACCAATCCAAAGCATACATCGGCATGTATCAAGACTTTAACGCTGCCAATAGCACTAATCCTGCAAGTTATCGTTGGTCTCCATGGAAAGGTAAGGATGGAAAAGATGGAGTTCCTGGACCTAAGGGAGCAGACGGGCGAACTCCGTACATTCATTGGGCTTACTCAGACAACGCAGACGGTACAGGTCTGACCACGTCTGATAATGGTCAGCGGTACATTGGACACTATTCGGACTATACCCAAGCTGATAGTACGGATAAGACAAAGTATCGCTGGGCGGATAGATGGGCGAGACTGAAATTAGAAGACAACCTTCTTCTCAACAGTTCATTTAATGCAAACTTGGACCAATGGCAAGGAAATGGAGTGACTATAGTTGATGGTAAAGCACGAATTACAGGAGAATTTAATAAAACTAAGACAATTTATCAAAGTATAAAATCTCAGACAGCTAATGACGATGTCAATCAAGTATATATAGCATCAATCTCAGTTAAGGTCACTAATTATGTCGCTGGTAGTATAAATCCATATCTTGCACTTTATTTAAGCGGTCGAAAAAACGATAGTGCAAATACATGGTTTGGTGGAACATATTTGACATCCAGTCGCTTAGATGTGGTCAATAATAGAGGAGTTGTGCAATTTGCGACTACCTTTAGGATAAACGTACCTCGAAACCAGATGAAGTCTCTTGATTTCTCTATCTATGCAAGAGATTTCACCGGGGAAGTGGAATTTGAAAAAGTCTCGCTCAGACGTGGGAATATTGATTTAGGCTGGCAGGCTTCTCCAGAAGACCTCCAAAACCAACTCAACTCAAAAGCGGACCAAGCATTGACGCAGGAGCAAATTAACGCCCTAAACGAGCGGGCAGGTATCATTCAAGCGGAGCTGGAAGCCAAAGCGAGTCTAGATACTGTAAACAATATCTTGAAACAAATCAAAGATATGAAAGAAGCCGACGAAGCTACATGGGCCAAGGTTGAAAAAGACTTAATAACTCACTTACAGCGTGTCATAAAAATTGAGACAAACCTAGGAGACCAAGCACAGCGCTGGAATGCGGTAGATACCTTTATGCAGGTCTCAAACGATGGATTGTCATTAGGCAAGGCAGACGGTAGCTCCAGCATGTTGTTTAGCCCAGATGGACGTATCACGATGTTTTCGAGTGGTACTCCAGTCATGTATGTGGATAAAGGGGTTATCCACATTGACAACGGTATCTTTTCAAAGACGGTTCAAATCGGACGATTCAGAGAAGAACAGTATCAAAATAATCCAGACATCAATGTTAAACGGTATGTTTGGTAGAAAGGGATAACTTGAAAGTATGGCAGTATTTAGATATTCAGGGAACTGGAGAGGTTTCCTAGAAGGCACATCATCCACCGTCAGTCAAGATATAAGCGGAAACAGTTCAGTAGTCAAGATTGATGTTTGGATAGGAATGGACACAGGGTGGAACATTGAGTTTGGTAATACTTACGGCAATACCGTCACCGTCACTTGTGATGGTCAATCTCAAACCCTTGCAGTTGGTCCACTATATCTGAACGGTTCTAAAAAATATTTGGGCTCAGTACAATTTCAAGTAGGTCACAATGCTGATGGGACAAAATCAGCAGGAATTAGCCTGAGTTCTAATATGAGCAATATCAGCTATGGAACTTTGAATTTTGGTAATGCTTCGGGGAACTGGGTTCATGGGCTGACCACAATCCCACGTTCCAGCTCTGTAAGTGTTAGCTCTGGGGTTATTGGTAGTGCACTTACTATCAACATCAACCGTCAAAGCTCTAGTTTTAAGCATACAGTACGCTATCATTGGGGAAATAAACAGGGGACAATAGCAACCAATGTAGATACATCCGCTACTTGGACTATTCCCCTTGATTTTGCGAACAACATCCCAAACGCAACAAGCGGGACTGGTACAATCTACGTTGATACCTACTCAGGTTCGACGAAAACAGGTACGCAGTCAACTACCTTCACAGCAAGCGTTCCAGATAGTATCAAGCCACGGCTGACTGGTTTTACACTATTAGACGGAAATACTGCCGCTAGGACGCTGATTCCAGGAGAACAACAGTTTGTGCAGATTGTTTCGAATATTGCTGTACATTTCGGACAAGCTACAGGTGCATACGGCTCGACCATCACAAGTTATCACGCAGAGATAGTCGGCAAGAATCAGTCTACTAGTCAAAATGGTGGTAGCTTAGGAATTATGAACTATCATGGTCAGGTTACTATACGAGCAAGGGTGACAGACAGTCGTGGTCGAACGAGTAACACGATAGAGCGAACTGTGACAGTGTTGGAATATTTTGCACCAGTTTTAAACTTTGGTGTGGAACGTTCGGGAGCGACATCGAGTACATTCTCTATCCTCAGAAACGCTCGTATTGCTCCGCTGACCGTTGGCGGCAGTCAACGGAACACAATGACTTTAACTTTTCGTGTAGCTCCAGCTGATAGCAATAATTACACGACAGACAACGGTCCAGCATCTGGTACTTTTACGACCTTGTCGAGCCTAACAAATTCACTGGCCAATCTATCAGGTACTTATTCTTCGGATAAGTCGTGGGATGTCATAGGAATACTTGAAGACAAGTTCACTCGCTCGGAGTTTAAAATCAAAGTTTCGACCGAAGCGGTAGTATTCAGCTATGAGAAGGGCAACCGCTTTGCGGTCGGTAAAATCGTAGATACTAACCTACCCAAGGGGTCTATAGAGTCAACTGGTGGATATTACTTGAATGGTCAGCCAATCCAGCAATATCAATTGACAAATGTCGAAGGAAATACTATCTACGCATACAATACAGATGTCAATACTCATGTTAACAATGGCACGCGCTGGATAAATCCAGGCTGTACAAACAGTCCTTTTCCTTCAAACTATGGCTGGATTGAAACATACAGAGCTACTACAGATATATTTCAGATTGCTAGGTCTTGGAGTGGCGGCTGGAAGGTGTACAGACGACATGCTAATAATTACAAGTCCTCAAATGGTTCTGCTACATGGTATCCTTGGGTTGAAATAACTCCCCAAACCAACCACACCAACCTCATCAATACAGGCTGGCAGTCAGCAGGGTATCCAGGTACTTATTACAAGCGTGTTGGGGATGTACTAACAATTAAGTACGATTTCACAGGTAACGGATCAACAATTAACATAGGGAGCATCCCAAGTGATATTTGGGTTGCGCCACAATCCTATATGTTAGTAATCGCTAAGTGGTCTATAAGCGGTTCTGATAACAGCCATGTCCAAATCAACCAAGGTACAGGAGCACTAAATGTTTTATCCACTGGTAACGGAATTGTGTATAGAGGTCAGTTAACTATTATGATTTAGAAAGGAAATACCATGAAGTTCAAATTTTTAACCAAGAACACGGAGTGGCTCGGGTCTTCTCCCCATCGAACTATTGTAGTTGTAGGGAACGAAGAGGGAGCAACTATTCCCTATGCATTTGATAAAGAAGCTATCAATTTGACAGATAGCGAGCTATTCGATATGGCTATGGAGAAAATGTATCAAGAAAATTTCCCAAACAGAGCAGAAGATGAGAAATTCAATGAAATTGGCAAGCGTCTTGCCAAGATTGATGATATTACCGAAGAAGCTACAAAGAATCTTGAAAAGGTTAAAGAGCAAGTAAAATTGTCCGCAGCTTCCCGTTCATCATTCTTGAAAATTACCGTCCTGCTCTATGAGAAAGGAATCCTTACCGATGAAGAACTTTTTGCGACAGGTATCTTTGATGATGAATCTGAAGATAGTCCTGAAACTGATATTTAATAAAGATAGGAGAATTGACATGATGATTAAATTATATGCTCTAGAAGTTATGGAAGGCAACATGAAGTGGAAGGATATTAAATTTAGTCCAATTATTAAGGACCGAATCAAAGCTTACATTCGCAAACTAGTTGAAGATGATGAAATCTTTAACGAATTGACTAAGGAAGGATAGCCTATGGTCGAAGAACCAAATCTTTTTATCCAAATTTTGCATGCGGCAACACCTTTCGCTGGAACATTAGTGACGGCGATTGGTGGGGTTGCCATCGCAAAGATTGGAGCGAACAATAAGAACGAACTAACGGCTATCAATGCTCGTCTAACGACTTTGCAAAAGGTTGCAGATGACAACAAGTCGACTGGTGAAGCGATTAAGTATGATGTCGAAAATCTCAAAACGAGTAGCCGTAGTAGTCGTCGTTATGTCCTCTATCGCGATTTGGACGCTGCCATCGAGCGAGGATGGACAACTCTTGAAGAACGTCGGGAAATCGCCAAGCTGTTTGAATCGTATAAGATTTTAGGCGGCAATGGCGAAATTGAAACTATGTATGGCATATATTGTGAGTTGCCATTGAAGAAGGAGAATTGATATGAATCAACTTACTGAACTTATTATTGGCTCGGCTACAGGTATTTTTGCTATTGTAGCCGGAATGATTGTCCATGAAGTCAAGAAGTATCTGATTGCAAAAGGTGGTAAGCGCGCAGTCGAAATCACAGAGATTTTGGCACGGAACGCCGTCAACGCAGTTGAACAGATTACAAAACTAGACCAAGAACATCATGTTGATAAACTAGACATGGCTAAACGTCGTGTAACAGATCAGCTTGCTAAATACAACATCTATATGACTGATACACAGTTGGAAACCTTTATTGAATCAGCTGTAAAACAGATGAATGATAGTTGGAAAGGAGAAGACAATGACAACAGTAAATGAAGTAGTCAATTTTGCTAAAGACCTAGCCAATCGTGGTCAAGGCGTAGACTATGATGGCTGGTACGGCAACCAGTGCGTCGATTTGCCTAACTGGATTTGTGGCAAATACTTTGGTAAAGCTCTTTGGGGCAATGCCATTGATTTGATTAAATCAGCCAAGCAACACGGATTTGAGGTGCATTACATGCCTACCTCAGAGCGTCCACGCCCGGGAGCTATCTTTGTCAAGAATTATTGGGCTGGCGATGGTATCAACTATGGGCATACTGGTCTGATTATCGGAGTCAGTGGCAATACTGCCCAAACTATCGAGCAGAACCTAGTTGGCAATCTGTCTGTCGGAGGTCCTGCTCAGTATTCTAGTCAGCAAATCAGCAATCTTGTTGGCTGGTTTTATCCACCTTACAGCGACTCTACTGCAGTGGTGACACAGGCAAGTAGTGGCAATCTCGGTAAGGTCAAAGACGAGCAGGGGACAATGACCGTTAAAGTATCTCTGCTCAATGTCCGAGACAAGCCTGGTCTAGACGGTAAAGTTGTAGCTACTTACACTTATGACGAGCAGTTTAATTATGATTCGGTCTATATTGCCGATGGATACATTTGGGTATCGTATGTTGGTCGTAGCGGTGTACGTCGTTATGTAGCGGCAGGCGAGGAGTCGAATCGGCGTAACGTGGTGCCTTATGGTACGTTTAAATAGATTTTCAGCCCAGCGGTTTGCTGGGCTTTTTTGATATTCAGTAAATTTTTCTTGACAAAATATAGAGATGTGTGGAATAATAATAGCGAACAGAAACGGTTTAAATACCTCCTTTCTATGTTCCGACATCGCTTGTCGTTAAATCCATGCCTTGTGGCAATGAGGGGGCGGAGGGACGCGCTCGTTAACAGAAGTATCCCATTGGAAATGCGTCCTGCCAATGTCCTGTTGGTAGGCTTTTTTTGTGGTAGGTGTAGATGAAGAGTAAGAGACTGAAACTTGGTCAAATTGATTTACAAATGTGTAAAGATTTCGATATTATCCAAGCTATGGATTACGATTTTCGAAGTAAGAAAATCTTGAATAAAGGTCGTGGTTTTGCGATTGTTTTGGTGCAAATCCAAGAATTGACTTTCCTTATTCCCCTGCGCAGCTATATGCCAAAAGGGTATCAGTTAAAGTATAAATTGCGTCCGTCAAACAGAGTAGGCTATGTCGAAGGATTGGATTTAGGGAAGTCTCTTATTTTGGAAGATAAGAAATATCTTTTGAATACTAACTTTCGATTGCGTGAGGTGACAGACTACTATAAGTTGATGGATAACGATAAAATGATTATCAACAAACTTATTAAAGTTATTATTGATTTTAATAAAGCTGTATCGGATAAGGATACTCACAAACTAACAGACCCTAAACGTTTTAAGTTCTCAACCTTTGTCAATTATAAAGAGCGTCTGAAAACTATTTCTGAGAAAGATTATTTAAAATAGTGATAACGAGTTCAGAAAGGCTCCTGACGCACTCGAGAGAGTACCTGAGATGTTGGATACGCCGCCCAACCGCTATCATTGTATTTCAAAGCCCCTCAGCGTTTGCTGGGGGCTATTTTCTATTGTGACGGACATTTTTGAAAATGTCTGTTGTAGCGGAATTTACTTATTCAGACTTTCATAATATGCAGTAATCTTTATCACTTTATCAAACGACATGCCGCCAATGTCAGTCCGACCTTTGACATAGTTTGCCAAGGTGGACTCAGAAAGACCTGTAGCTTGTGCAATTTGATAGCGTGAATGTGTCTGGAAGAAGTTCATCATTTCTTCCTTTGATAGTACTTGAATCATAGATACTCCTTATCTGAAAACCAACCAGAGTATCAATGCAATGAGCAATGACCACGCTAGGAAGGCTTTCCAGTCAAAACTGTGTTTATTTACTTTGTATTTTACTTTCATAACATTTTTTGATAATATTTAAGTACACCCCCGAAGGGGTGGATAGTGATTACTCACTATCCAATTCGATGTGCCACTCAATGGTTAGGATGATAAGGTTTAGTTTGATGACCAGCTTATCAGTTCTAATCTTGATTGGCTTTTTTAAGTACCTAAACATTTATTACTCCTTTCTGTTAGTTTCCTTGTCTAAGGTAACCTCCCCCTTACCTTATGCATCTATTATACCGTTATTTTTAGCAGTAGTCAAGTGTTTTTACAAACTTTTTTGAAATTTGTTAAAAAAGTTCTTGTCCAAAATTTGTCCAAAATGTCCCAAAAATGCTAGAAAAAAATAATAATGGTATAATAAAAAAAGGCTAATCTATGGTATTTTTTATCGCTATTATTTTCTACCAGTCACCCAAATATTCCCTCAGGGTGGA